GCGTTTCTACGCTACTGGGTCGCCGCCGTGCGCCTGGAATTCCCACTTCGCGCTGACCGCCCCTCCGATAGGGGTGCAATGAGCAAGTGGTTAACCGGGAAGTTGCGGGCGCGCAACATGCGGTACGTGCATATTGAAAATGCCGTGCCGCGAGTGGTTTCCTTGGCCCTGAACAAAAGCAGGGCCGAGGTGGAGGCGGACGTGCTGCAGGAGGATGCACGGATCCGCACCATGGGCGGGAGGCTGCTTTACAACTTCAAGCAGCTCTTCCTCGCCTCCGCTGGGCTCGGCGAGCCTGTCGCAGGCGACTAGGGGTGCCTAGTGAGGGCGCGTGCCCAGAGCAGCGGCGGGGACTTACAGTCCCGGCTCACTGCTCTGAGCGACGTGAGTGTCTCCCTTGCTGGGTACTACAAAGGCGCCAGGAAAGTGCTGGTGACGCTAACAGCACTACCTTCGCGCGCCCCCCTATGGACCCATGACAACACTGTGGGGAATGTGGTGCACTCCATCTATGAGCGCGTCAAGGGCCGCGTTGGCGCCGGGGGGTGGGAGCCTACGTTGCTCCCGTCCCCTGGCGCCTTCACCAGTGCGTCACTCCTACGCTTTCGCAACAGAGTGGTGCGCCATCTCCCTTCCCTGACACTCCCGATTAGCATCGACCAGTTCGTTGACCATTATCGGGGTCTTAAGCGGAAGCGGTATGAAGGTGCAGCCACTAGATTGCAAAGCCGTGGTGTGACGCGCTCGGACGCTTACCCTAGCGTGTTCATCAAGGCGGAGAAGTGGGCTGAGAAGAAGGCCGGGCGTCTAATCAGCGCCCGCAGCCCAGTGTACAACATCTGCGTTGGGCGTTACCTGTTGCCCATTGAGCGGGTGATGTACGAGGCGATTGATGCGGCGTGCGGTGCTCCAACAATCATGAAGTGCTACACGCCCGAGGAGCGGGCAGCGGTGGTCCAGGCGCATTGGGAATCCTTTGGAGACCCTGTTGCCGTGGGACAGGATTTCAGCAAGTTCGACCAGCACATTTCGCGCCAAGCGCTTTCCTACGAGCACGCGTTTTACAACGCTGCTTTTGGGAACTGCGCTGAGCTGCAGCAGCTGTTGAGCTGGCAACTGTCCGGCCGCTGCTTTGCCAATGTCAAGGATGGCAAGGTCACGTACGCCGTGGAAGGCGGTAGGATGTCTGGGGACATGAACACCGCCATGGGCAACTGTATCATTTCAGCCGCGCTAGTGTTTGCTTACGCTCATGAGCGTGGCATCACCATTAGGGCCATAGTAGACGGCGATGACTCAGTTGCATTCATGGAGCGCACTGACCTGGCAAGGTATGTCGAGGGGATAGAGCAGTGGATGGAGACCAAGGGCTTTAGGCTAACCCTTGAGACGCCGGTGACGCACATCTCGCAGGTGGAATTCTGCCAGTGCCGCTTTGTGGCCGCAGTACCGCCGACGATGGTGCGCAACCCGGTTAAGGCCATCACACAGGACCACGCCTGGATCGAGGACCAAAGCATCACGCATGCTGAGGTGCTCGCTGCCACTGGCCTCGGTGGACTGTCCCTATATGGCAACATGCCTGTCCTAGGTGCCTACTACGACATGCTGGCACGAGTTACAACACTCAGCCAGCGCACGCTCGAGCGGCTCAGCTTTCGCGATTCGTGGCTGCGGGACGCAAAGCTGAGCGGGGGCACATGGGCTGAACCAGATGAGCACACTCGTTATGCCTTCTGGGAAAGCTGGGGTATTACCCCCGGTGAGCAGCGAGCGCTTGAGGAGCGCTTCCGCGCCACCGATGTGGCCTCCATCCTTCGCCATGCAAAAACCAAGAACAACGATTATTTGCACCACTACAGGGAATTTTACACGATCAGCACGACGACCGATTAATATAGACATGGCGCCCAAGAAGCAGGCACGCGCTAGGAAGCGGAGCGGGAGACGCCGCATCCCAACTAAGTCGCAGGTTCGCCTGCCACTCGTTACGGACCATGAGAATAAGCTTTAAGCTTATTACTGATCCGTGTTCTGC